CAGGGTAAAGGCCAAGCATAGGTCTTTAAGTGGTGGTCGTAAACCAAGAATATTGTGGGTTTGCGACAGAATAATTTATAACGGGGTCAATAGCAACTTGCAATGTTTTTTGCACAGTTACCGAGTTGTACGCCCGATTTAGCGTAGGGTTGTTGTTAGTGGGGTCATTGTAGACCGCATACGTTAAAACTGCCATGTTACGAAGTCTGCGCTAAAAACCCTACCATTACTCCGCTGTTAAAGTAAGTGTAGTAGTTGCCGTTAACTAGCACCGTATCGCCAGAGTTGCCCAATCCAGGTTTGCACCAATAAGCGTTGTATACGCCAGTTACATACATATTTGGGTAGCCGTACTGCCCCGGCTGCACATAAATTGGGGACACTTGATAAACAGGTGTGCCTGCGGTGGTAATGCTATTTGCCCTCATAGTCGCGCCACCAGGGACCGCCCAATTTTGCCCGTTTGTTACAGTTCCTGCGGTATACGTTCCAGCTACAGCTTCAACTGGCCCATAGACAGTGCCTGTGTTTACATCTGTAATATTCATTACACAGCTTCCAAATGTAGCGGCAGCTTGTACGGCTCCTGCTTGCGGAATAACTGAACTTAAAATGGTTGTCTTACCAGCGGCAGCTCCAGTGCAATCTCCGTTTTGCCAAACACAAACGGGGGCGGTTGAATAAAAACGATGCGGGTCAGTCATTGTCGTTTCCCACACGCCTTGCAAACCAAGACCTTCAGCAACTAACGTAATTCCCCTTGCTGTAGCAATCAAATGAATCGTTGCACTAGCGCCAAATAACATAGCCGTTCTGTTAACGCCAGTAAAGCCAGTGGTAGTAGAGTAACAACGTAACCCTTCATTTGTAGCCACGCCTACTGATGTCACTGACCTTGCAGCGGTCATGTTTATGAAATCATTTGTTGTAGAAGGTGTAGCGTTAGGAACCGCTGGAGAAAAAGTAACGTATTTAAGCGTTGACCCTTCAAGACAAGGTGCTGAAATTGCCCATAAAGCTGGAGTGGCTGAAGTTGTAAAATCTGATACAGATGTTGATGGTGCAGCGCCTTGATCTGCTGCTACAGTGCTTCCAACATACGTCCAGCCAGCAGGAGTTGCGTCTACAACAACAGAGGTCGATGAATTAAACGCAGTCAATAATGATGTTGACGGCGTAGCCGCCGTCAGTAAACGAACAATATCGCGTATAAAGTACCAAGGTGCGGATGCAGCGGACGGGGTGACAAGTTTTACGTACATTTTTACATCCTTGAAATGCGGCTATCTTCAGGCACAGGAGCATCGCCTGTGGTTACAAAATACACTATCTGAGTAGCGCCGTCCATAATGTAATTAAAGCTAATGCCGTTGGCAATCATAAGGTCAGACAAATCATCCGGCGTGCCATTAAAAATGTACACAACATCAGTGCCAAAGTATGCTTGAATTTGTTGCGGTGTCATAGTTATATCGGGGTGTATGAATAATCTATTTGCACTTTTAAGCCAGCGCCAGGGTATGTAGTCCCAACGGCAGTGATGTCAAGATATATGTATGTATTTGCGGAAAGTTTAGTGTTATCTGATATGGTATAAGTTTTACCGTTATTTGGGATTGTTAGGGTACGCAATAAAGTAGACGTGCTATATCCAGTAGTTCCATACTTTACAGGTATGGTAATAGCATTTCCCTTTGGCGCAGTAATTACGGTTGCAACAAATCTGCTCAACGTAATTGCTTGTGGGATCAACCACCCGCCGCTATCAGCTATACCAATAGTTTTATTGATGTTATTTTGCTTAACCACTATTGCTGTGCCATTACTAATGACAAGCGCTTGCGGCACAAGCAGCTTTGACAAAAGCGCTGTTGGCGCGGTAAGAAAGATGCTTTTTGTGCCTGCCGAAAAATTTATTTTGGCAGTAGTTCCAAGGCTATTGGAATACACCGTATCTCGCGTTAGTGTTGGGCCGGTAGTGCTATAAGTACCAAGGCCAACTTCCCATTCTGTAGGGCCGACAATGGTGTAGTAAGTAGAATTTCCATCACCAATAGAAGAAAAGGCTTGAAAGCCAGTTACAGCGCCCAAAAGCGTAGCAGACCCCGTACCTGTGACAGCGGTAGTTTCTTGAACCCTGTCAACTAAAAAAGTTGCCATTTATGTTCCTTGGAACACACCGTTGGTAGCGTCTAGGGTCACCGTAACTGTTTCGCCAGCGGCCACCGCTTGGCTAGAGCCATAATCCCAATACCCAACCGGCGTGCTGGTTGTGGAATCCCACAAAATGGCGTAGCGAAAGGTAAACCCCGCACCTGTAGCAGTCCAAACCGAGGGGCTGGCTAATACCAACTTAAATGTGCCGCCAGTTTGAATTGCACTTGTCGTGCTGGCCGCATTGCCGCCAGCCGTGTACCCGCCTGCCGTAGCTAGGTCAGTAGTGCCAGCGGTAAAAGTTGTATCCGCTGCATTAACCGTTGCGGCTAGGGCAATCTTCCAAGCGTCTGTCCCAGAATTAATGCCCTCTAACAAAGGCTCTATCGCAGCCGTGTATTTGTTGTACGCCGCCATGATTTGCCTTTACGCTAAAAAGCGCAATTTATACAGGGTACGCAAATAAATCTCAATGATGTTGTCAATGAGTTGTTGAATTGACGTATCAGACTTGTCCACTACGTCATACCGGCATTTTTCAATCTCGTCCAATTGACCTTGCAAAAAGTCAATGATGTTGGCCGTTTTGGTGGCTGAGTGCAGCGTAATTGGACCCATTAGCCCATGACGGCCTTGATAGGCTTCGGCAAAATCGTCGGCAGCGTCAATGATGCGGTCATAAAAGATATTAAGCGCAACGTGCTTGGAATAGCTGCGCGTGTTCAAGTGGACGCTGTGCGCCACATCACGGGCGAGAAATAGCATCCCAACAAAATCAGCGGCTTTGTACATCATTGTGGCATTCCCATTGGGGGTTGTTGAGGAGAAGGCATACCGCCCATAGGCATTTGCGGCGGTGGCTGCATACCGCCCATAGGCTGCTGCTCCATGCCCTCTTGAGGCATTTCGGGGCCGGTATCCATATCACGGCCAGGCATTTCGTTAATCAGGTCGCCAGATGTAATCATTCCATGCAGCGTGCCCATCACAATGTCTTGAATCTGCTCTGGCGACATAGACGCTTGCACCGCAGAAATGCGCTGCGTTTCAGCTTGGAATGCCTTAACTTGCGCTTCAAAGTCTTTGCGGTGCATATCTTGCATTTCAATAGACTTACCAGCGTTTTGAATCATCTGGTGCATTTGCTCCATCTCTTGACCCATCGCCTGTATCTGCTGCTCGGCAGCTTGCAACTCTGGCGGCTTATCGCCGTCTTGCATCAGCTTGGGATCAATCGTCTTGGCAAAACGTTTTGCCATCTCTTGAGCACCAGGCCAATCCATGTTCTTCACAAACAGATCACCAGCAACAGACCACAATTGCGGGTTACCTTGCAACAGTTGACCCATCGCATCTAACGCTTCTTGGCGCTTGGTTGCATAGCCTGGGCCGGTGGTCGCTACCACGTCATACTTGCCCACGCCTGGGTTGTAAATCTTGTCGATCACAATACCCTGCTGATCCACGATCTTTTTGACCGGCTCTTGCTGAGTCGGGTCAATTTTGACCATGCTGGTTTCGCCATCCTCGCCAATAATGCGGGCGATACGCTGCGTGTCGTAGATTTTAGGAATCAGATCAATCAATTGGCGGGTCAGATACCGCACGCCACGCGCTTGGTTGTCACCATAGTGGTAAGTCCCAACATCGCCCTCGCGCTGACGGGCCATGATAGCTTTGCCGCTGCGCTCATTGGAAGTCATGCCCAAAGAGGCGTTATATTGCCCTGTAGAGGATTTAATGTCCTCGGCAGCGCCAGCTTTAGCTTGCAAAAGCCCACTGGAGGCCATTGGCGGCTGGGCGCGTTGGGGCAGTGGCAGCGTAGCGCCTGCGCCATCGGTTACATCAGGGTTTACCTCTAGATACGGCCAGTTGGTCGTGTTTGCGGTCTTCCACTGATTCTCGTAACCTTCAAACTGACCGCCATAACCAATAAAAGGCGCTTTGGGAGCCAAGGCCAGCATCTCAGCCTCTTGACTGACCCAATAGTTGTACATCCTTTGTGCGTCTTTGGCGTTTCTAACTAACCCAGACACGTACAGACGGCCATCAACCTCAAATTCATTGCCGATTATGCGAATAATGGGGATGTACTTACCCGCCCACTCGCGCTCCTCAAGAATTTCATACCCATTGATCTTGCAATACTTGATGCGCGGACGGTCAGACTGCCTAGATTTTTTAGGTTTGCCGTAAATAGCACGCAGTTGTTTGTCTTCGGGCGTTCCTTCAAACGCCGTAGCGTTGCCAGGGTACAAATTGAGCGTCCCGTTGTCGTAATCTACGTAATAGTAGTCAGCAATGCGGATAGTGTCCTCATTAAGCCACTGCGACAAATTCTGATCACCTACACCAAGCGTTTGCAGCGTAGTAATGGGCGCAGAATCAGGGTACTTGCGCTGGTATTCATCTTTGGGGATGTCCTCGGTTACAAAGCACCACTTGGCATCCTGACCGCACGGGTCTTGAATGGTCGGGTCCATGTAAACAGAGAACGAATTGCGAACCCGCCCAATCTTGATGTCTTGATCAAACGTATTCTCGTCGCAATACTCGGTCAGGATTCGGATGTAGCCTTCGCCGTAGGCAACTTGGTTTTCGCAGGCGGTGTCGTAAGCGACATCTGCATCCGAGATGTACTCAATATGCCGGACCATGCCGTTAAATACTTCGGCGACATCAATGTCGGCTTTGTCATCGGCTGGAATAACTTTGCCAGTTGGACGGTTTTGCCGTTGGTCATTGGTTACTTGCCTTACGTGCTGGGGCAGCTTATTAATCGTCAAACAAGGCCGCGCATTAATCGTCTGACCCTGCACCGCACCGCGAGTAGCCAATACATCAGCAGGCCACTGCCAATGATTATCCGGCGAACCAGCGTAAAACTTCAGATCGTCAATCTCATCTTCGCGGGATTCGGACAATGCCGAGATCGCCATATCCAAGCGGCTGCGTGCCGTTGCCAGCACATCTGAATCACTGTTCTTCTTGCCGCCACCATTGGCGACATTGCCTACAGCTACCATGCCGGTGTAATCTGCCATATTATTTCTTTTTCATTGGGGCTGGTTTAGCGGCTTCGCGCTTAACCGAATAGGCAATTGCCACGGCCTGCTTCACAGGCTTACCGGCGTTAACTTCAGCCTTAACATTGGAACGAAAGGCTTTAGGGGAAGATGATTTAACCAGTGGCATCATTTACCTTTCTTGGCCGTCTTAGCAGAATCTTTAAAATCCTTGGCCGAAGGCGCTGCCTTGCTACCGACTTTGTTCATCTTCTCGCCAGAGCCAGCTTTGATGCGCTCTTGCTTGGCGTGAATGTTGGCATAAAGCCCAGGTTTAGTCGCCATAATTAGGCCCCCATCCAAGATGTGTTCATACTACTACCTTGAGAATTAACTCTGCGTACAGGCTCAGTATACTCGCGGTGAGCCACAGGGAAAGCAAACGTCACGCACAGCGCATCTGCCGCATCTGGTGATGCCAACCCTCTTGCTCTCATCTCTTTTTTCCCCTCTAGGAAAATAGTACCCGAAGAATCCGGCTTCTTAATCGGCCCCGTTAAATCTGCCCTTAACTGCCTGTCGGTGGGAATACTAGCAGATTTTAGCCAGTTTCTCATATCATTCCACATTTCAGCGCGTTTATTGCCAAACGCCATAGGATGCTTGGCCTTATTGCCAAAGTTAACCCCGCGCACCTTATAACGCTGCTCGGTCAACCTGTCCAGTATCCCGTACCCCAAACCGCCCTCATCAATCACCGTCAAAGCAGGCTTGTACTCCTCAATCGCCTCAATTACCCGCCCCACAATCGCCATCGTATCCTCACCCTGATAACGCTTAATCGCCACTAAGTCTCTGCCCTGACGCACCACAATCACTGTAGCATCCGCACCGCCCCTGGCCGGATCAACCCCCAAAATGATCGGCGCAGTCATGTCCTTGTACTTGGCACGCTTCATCGCGTCATCAACCAATGTCGGCCCAATGAACTGATCCTCCCCAGCCGAAGGGAACTCCCCATAAACCTCAATCTTGGCCTGACTCGAATTCTCACCATACTCAGCAATAATCTGCTCGTACACCGCCTTGTCCGTATCCTCAACCGTCCTCGCATCCACGGTGCGCGACTTCCAAAACGCCCTCTTAGCGTTAAAACACTCAAAGAAATACCCGCTGTTGCGCCGTGGATTGGAAAACGCAAACCAGTACCTGTCAGGCGTGTTCTCAGTAAAAAATCCAGCACCCACATCCCAGATCGCATCAGGAATACCGCTACTCTCATCAAAAATAAGCATCATCCCGTCTTGGTTATGCACGCCAGCATAACTGTCAGGATTTTCCTCCGACCACAGCTTACCCTCGCAAGCCCAATAGCGCGTACCCTTCTTTAAATCCTTCTCCACAATGTCCGTCAACCACTTGGCAGGAACCAATT